ATACATTTGTCTTGGTTGTTGCATACGTGATATTGCCATAATTATATATTTAAACTAGTTTAAGGCAGGTATATAAACCTGTAAATGCTATACTTTATTTGATTTTTTTGTCAACGTCAACACGTTTTAAAGCTTCTAGTTGATCAAAAAATCGACCACAATATGCATGCTCACCTACGTGAGTTATATAGTCCATTGCATAGATGTATACCTTACCACCTAAATCAGTCCATCTTTGACAAAAACCAAAGTCTTCACCAAAATACCGTTTAGTCTCTACATCATGTAGAGTATCAAATAAATTGTAAAAATTTTCTTTTTTAGTTTCTTTACCATTAATTACAGTTGGTTGATATATCTCTAATTCAGGATGTTTTTCTATAAGTTTTTCTATAACTGTTCTTTTAATTAACATACAGCCTGTAGGAGCGTGAGTTACTTCCATAATACCATTATCTAAAATTAATTCATTCTTATCAATTTTAATTGGATACATATAACCTGAAGGCAATAAATCTTTTTCTGTTTTTACCATATCTGTTTTATGTATTTTCTTCCACATTCTATCTGTATCAAACATTTTCATTGGGTAAGGACAGGCTATAATATCTTTATCTGCACCTATCATTTTAAATATTGTTTTTGCGTTAAAATCAATATCAGAATCAATAAATAATAAATAATCGTAATGATCTTTATGATTAAGAAATTCTGCTACACATAAATTTCTACCTTGAGTAACTAATGAAGATTTTAATAAACTAAAACTTACTAATATACCTTGTTTCATACATTCCATTTGAAACTTTAAAACTGCTTGTGTATAGTGCATAGACACATCACTATGACATGGCGTACAAACCATTATTTTAGCTTTTGGTTCTTGTCCTATATTTATTTCTACAGTATTTGATTCAACCTTATTATGTTTTATAGTTTGATAAGTGTCATCATTTGCAGTAGTTGTTTTATCTTTAAACCAAATAGGTTTATTATTTTGCATTTAAAGCTCCTTGTAAAAATCTAGTCCAACTTATTGATTTAGCATTCCAGTTATAAAATCTATTCACATAATCTCTTTGTACTTTTAAATGATTATTAATTTCATTTAATTCTAAAGATTTAGCAGCCGCTTCTATAGCTTCTGAAAATTTTCGGGCTAAACTGTAATAATCATTTGAATATGGAATATATATTGGAAACTCAGCACCTGTTTCATATAAAGCACCAAAGTTTGTAGTTACACAATATAAACCTGCAGCCATTGCTTCTAATAATGATATGCAAAATGTTTCTTCCCAAATACTTGGATAAACGAATAGTCTATAATCTTTTAAATGTTTTTTAATATATTCGTTTGGTTTGTAGCCAATATAATTTACATTTGGTAATTGTCTTGCTTGATCGTAAAGTGGTTTATATTGATCATCTGTTTGATCATAAAAACTTTTACCATATACTTCTGTTGAAGAATATACATCTAAACTTATTAATGGATTCTTAACAAGTTGCATTGCACCTAACAAAACACTTAATCCTCTCCAAGGTGTACAGTGATGTATGATTTTTATAGGGTCACCTTTTTTATAAATAGTTGAAATAGGTTCAATAGTATCTACACCATTTTTAATTACTAAACATTTCTCTGTAGGTAAATTAAATACCTTTGTAAACTTTTCAAAAGTCCAATTAGAATTAAATACATACCAATCATACTTATTGTGATTAGATTTATCTTTGAACCATGGAGCCAGATTCGGTTGATCGTATGAATTTTTTTGCCAAAGTATATTTATTTTATCTTTGGACAGTGGAATAGATTCTGGTACCGATGTACAGATTTGAAATTGATCTAATAGTTTTGAATCAACGTGTTTTCTTAAATATTCAAATTGAAGCTCAGTCCCGCCTCTAGGGTTTTGATTTATCATTTTTTTGATTCATTACTTTCTGAAATACTTGTAGACCTTTATTAGTAACATGCACTGTAACATCTTCTACAATGTCAGGTCCTTCTATTTTATCTTTTGATATTTCTCCTGTCTTCGTATTTCTATACGTTATTATAGTTGTACATTCTATTTTTGGTATGTCTTTATCCATTTTCTTGAGATCTATCTATCAGAAGATAACTGATTTGTCCAGTGATCTCATTTGCAGATCCCGCTTTTATTTTTAATATGTCTCCACCCTCTAAGTTAATAACATCTTTAGCTAAATTTTCCGTAGATTTATTTAGTTGTGCGTGTGATATTTCAACATCTGAACCACCTGATTTTTTTAAAAATAAATCTACATCAACATTACTAGCTGTGTCATGACTCGCTTGTACAGATTTAACAATTGCAATTGCTGATGTACTAATTGTTAACACAGTTGTTAAGGTATCTGTTGTTAAATCAAATGTTTCGCTTTTATAAAAATTTGACATTAACTAAAAAACCAGTTTTTCTGGTCTTCCTCATTTTTTAAATCTTGTTGAAAAGAAAAGTTTAATTCAGTTTTAATTGTATCAACCGCTCTAAGAATTTGTCTTTGATTTTCTACTTCGTATTCTTGTTTTGGTTCTGGTATGTATGAAGTTATTTTAGCCATTATCTTCTTCCATCTGGTTTAATATCTACTCTTAATGTTCCATAGCGCCAAGTTTCACCTACAGCATCATTTTCTATTTTAATTGCAAGTAATCTTCCTCTAGCTCTAGTGTCTACTTTATCAGTGGATGATGTTATTGTAAAGGGTCCAAGAGGTGAACTAGATGCTGTTTCACTTGGATAGTTATTTAATAATAGTGTTACTTTTGAATTACCAGTTAATACTTTAAAATCAGGTATAAATCTTTTCATAGACATTATAAATTCACCATCACCTCTTAAATCAGCAAGACCGGTTGTACCTCCTAAAGCGCTTCGGCTAGCAGATATATCAAAATCACCTGACTTAATAAATGCATCAATAGAAGTTGTACCTGATGAATTGATTTGATCGGTTCCAGTTTCATGAGCATAATAAGTTGATGCTCCATACTTTGAAGTGATCCCTTGTATTGGAAAATTAGGTGTAGCTGTTGAATTATATTCGGTTGCATAAGGTAAATCAAACACACCTGTGTCAACATAAGATGTTCTAGATAATGATGATGTTGTCCAACAGTTTTCTCCATAGTTATAAGTTACACATCTATCAATTTGATCAGAACCATCTTTTGCATAAAACCAATTTACTTCACCATATAGAGTATTATGTTCTGCATATATAATTTGTGTTGCATTATAATTTAAACCTAGATTATCTCCTGTAGTTGTAAACACAAAGTCTTCAACTAAACATGGTATTGATTTAACAGTACCATCAAACATAAAAAATCCACCTTCACCTGACATCCAAAAGACAACACCATTAGAATAAGTAAGTGCATGTTGACCAATCAAACCACAGTTTGTACCAACTTGTTTAACTGAAAATGTAAAAGGTGGTCCAACATATTGAATCACATAAGCAGAACTATCAGTTAATACTAGTGTATAATCTTTACCAGACACTGCTCCTACAATAAAGTTTCCCTTATCTACTCTAAATGTTCCAGCAGTATTGATTGCTGTTGGAGCATAAGTATTGAAATCTTCTTGATTAGAAAATCTTATAAACATTGGATCTTGTGTTGTTGGATCACCTATGGTTGTTTCTGTTCCAAAATGAAATACATGTCTATCTCTATCTGATACTTGTGTTAATCTTGATGCAGTAGGTGCACCGCTCATAACTGTTGCTCTATTTCCTCGAGGAGTTGCTGCTCCTGCATCCCAAGTAAATGTTTTACCATTATGAATAGTTGCAACTAATATTTCTCCAAAATTATCTAGACTCCAGAAGCCTGGATCCAGAATCACGTCACTGGTTGTACGCTCTGTGCCCCAAGTAGAATCTCCCCATAGGTATGTACCCCAACCATAACCTGCAGTTTGAAATGTAGGACCAACTTCTACATATGGGTTGACTGTTGCTGATCCTCCTGCTGTAATACCTGCTCCGGATTCTACTGACGCCATAGTAATTGTAAAACTGTTTGTACTGGCTGTTACAACTTCATATGGTGTGTCTGTAAAATCTGTTGCTGTGTATCCTGTTCCTGATCCAGGTAAAGTCACAGACGTAAATGTAAAATATCGTCCAGCTGATAAACCATGTGAAGTTTTGTTAACAGTTACAGTCGCTGAGTTATTTGTAGTTGTAAATGTAAATCCAGTTATAGCTGTATCTAAAGGGGTAATATCATAAAAAGCTTCACCATAATATAAAAACAAACCTTGTGATGTACCAATAGCGGCATATCTTTCACCTGCTAAAGATGTCCATGCATGCTGTGCTCTAGCTACACCTGGTAAAGTTAAATTTTGAATTGTAAGTTGGTTCCACCCTCCTATTTTTTCAGGTAAACCATATCTAAATCTAACAAAATCACCATCAACCCATTGAGACTCGGCTCCTGAATCTGTGACCATTTTGTTAAAACCGGGTTTGAAATTAAGTTTCTGTAGCATAGTACCTCATTATATACGCTTTTTTATCTTTTAATAGCAATAATATTATAAAGGATGCAGTAATGTGGTGTGGTGGAATCACTGCATCCATCATAATATACATATTTTAAGCTACAAAATCAACTTGTTTAGAGCTATGTCAGAACCTAATACACCTTTGTAAAAAGTATTAAAAGATAAACTTATCCTAATATTATTTTCTTTTTTAATATCTACTCCATGATTTAATGATGAAGGAAACATAAATAACTCTCCTGTTTTTGTTGGAAAAGTCCATGTTTCAGAATTCCAAAAATTATAATTTTTAATTAAGGGTTTAATAGTGTGATTAATATTTGAATTATAAAATTTAATACTATCTTTATTACAATTAAAATAGAGTACACCAGACACTACTGAATTAGGGTGTGAATGTTTATGGTGAAATTGATTTTCTTTTGTATAATTTAACCAAGATTGAGTTATATAAAGTTCAATATTATTTTCAGGACAAATAATTTTTTCTAAATAATCTTTGCAACAATCTTCTAAAAAAATTTTTATATTTTTAAATTCTTTTCTATTTAAAATATAATTATCTTCTGTATATATATTGCCTTCATTTTTAACACAATTATTTTGTTGGTTATTAACAAATTGTAATTCTTGTTCTGTAAAATTTCTATTTATATTATTTCTATAAACAGCAATAGGAAACAAATCGTCTATGAAAGATTCTTTCATTTTTTAAAATAGCCAGGTACACCAAGTAAAGGTCTTCTATCTAAATAATTTTCTTTAGCAGTTTCTAAACTAGCATCATTATAATGTAAAAATACTTGGCAGCATTCTTCTCCTTTAAATTCTTCTCTCCAATGCTCTAGTTCACAACCACGATATAT